GTCGGTGGTATAGTTGGGTGGTTATGGAAAGAACATGTGGTTTTCTCCACTCCACAACAAGTATTCGCACATCCAGAAATGTTTGATAATAATGGAAATCTTATTCCAGACGAAGTAATTGCAGTACGATTTGAAAATAGCTATGACGACTACGACGAAGAAGACGACGACTAGTAGAAAGACTTCTACAACCGCAAAAAAGACTACTACTACTAGTAGTAAACCTGAAACAAAACCAGTTGCAGAGAAAATTCAACTAACACCAACTTCTTATGTTCATGAGATTTTTGCAGCAGTGGTTGCAGAAAGAACTAAGGATAAGAAGATTGGTATTCTTCGACAATACAATGAGAATTTTCTCAAGTCTCTGTTGATTTGGAATTTTGATGATTCTATTCAATCAATTCTTCCCGAAGGTGAAGTTCCAATTCAACAAAATGAGAATGCTGAAAAATCACCCTCTTCAAATATTCGTAAAGAATGGAGTAAGTTCTATAACTTTGTGAAAGGTGGTAATGATGCGATGAACAAACTCCGTAAAGAAACTATGTTCATCAATATTCTTGAATCTTTTCATCCTGGAGAGGCTGAAGTTTTGTGTCTTGTGAAGGATAAAAAATTACAAACTAAATATAATATTACCAAAGAACTTGTTTCCGAGGCTTATCCTGATATTCTGTGGGGGAATCGTTCTTGATATGTCAGTGAACATTATTCATGGAGATTGTGATCCATCTGCTGCCAAAAATCGTGATCTACCAAGAAACTCATACTTGGTATCATATGGTGTAGATGATGAAACGCAATATGATGTGGTTCAATCTGGATCACAATATGATATTTTTAATTATTACTGGGACAAGTATAGAGATGTGAGAGGTATTAAATGGACGGAAGGAACGATCAATCCAAAAATGTGGAACTACCAACCGCCGGAGAGGAAGAAAAAAAAGTAATCTCAGGTGATATGAACGTTGAGATGAATCTTGACGCAATCAAGGAAGTGAGAAAACAGTATAAGAAAATTAAAAGATACATGAGATCTTCTATTTACACAGTAGCCATGATGGACGGAAGGGAACAAATCGTGAGTCGTTTACTTAAGGATCAGGAGGACAATCCTACTTAAATGGGCAAACACTATCTTCTAAATCTCTTTGGATGCTCATTCGTTTTGTTAAACGATGAGCATTATCTTATGGAACTCTTAGAACAAGCTGCAACTGCAAGTGGTGCAACTGTATGTCAAACTATTTTTAAAAAGTTTGATCCACAGGGAGTTACCGTTTTATGTTTGTTATCTGAAAGTCACATAAGTATTCATACATGGCCAGAAGAAGGTAAAGCTGCTTGCGATGTCTATACTTGTGGAGATTGTGATCCAAAAATTGGTTGTGATATGATTATTGAACAACTATATGCAACAAATCATACACTAAGTTATATTGAACGATAAAATAAATAACACTATATCTGGTAAAATTTATGCTCTCTACACAATATCGTCTTCGACTTGAAGCAATCTGCGAACGAATTGTAAAAGGTGAATCAGTAGAATTAAGTGAAATGATTTGGGCAGAGAAACTTGCCCAAGTAAATAGAAGTGCTGGAACACTTCTCCGCCAAGCAAGACGTAAAGCAGAGAATCCCGACATGCAGGAAGGTGGTTTAGATGATTTTCTGAACCAACTTGATATTGGTGGAGTTGGTCATGAAGGGAAAGGTATCCGTGGATTTGATACAGTAGATGATATTATAGACTTCTTTACTGAAGATAAACCAGATGATTGGAGACAGAGAGATTAAAAATTGTATCGTATTTTACAAACTTATTTGCATATATAAACCAACAGGTCTATAATGACCTCACGTTCATCTGGTTTAACCAGACGGAAGTAAGCCGACTCGGAACGGAACGTTCATCTATGGAAGCACTCATTCTTTCATGTTTACAGGCACAATTAATTGCTGGGAGAGTTCTAAAAGTGAACATTCCCAAACAAGCAAAGAATGATCTCATTTGGGAGATTAAACAGATCTCCCCAAAGGAGTGTAAAATAGACGCAAAAGCCGACTGAAGGAACGCTCTTTAGCCTCAAAATTAAGGAGAAAACCTAATGTCTAAAGTAGTATATCGTGGTGTCGAATATGACACAGAAGTTCGCCGCCATCAACAACAGACACAACAACCACAACAATATAATGAAACATATCGTGGTGTTAAGTTTGTAAAGGAGGGACAAAAATGAATACTTACTTTGTTCGTTACCTCAAGAATAAATCGAAGAGGGAACAGTTTCTTCAAATCGCACAACTGAATATGGCAAAGCAACCACAAGTTGTTTAATGTTCAAGGGAGGTTTACACCTCCCTTTTTTTGTAGTAAAATAGTAGGAGACTATGAATAATCATGGACAAAGAAAGACTTAAATTGATTGTAAGAAATCTGGAGTCACTTGTAAGTGCATTAAAAATGGAGATTTACTCTGATACGGATTCTTATGAACGAGTAAAAGAAAATTTGGACCACATCTCAGATTATGATGAGGTTTTTGACGAAGACTGATACCAAAAAATTGAGGAATTAAATGACTGTAAAACTTATTTCGATTACTCCCGATGCAGAACAAACAATGGCGTATATTGCGCGAGTTTCTAATCCTGCGAATCAAGACAACCAAAACTATGCCAAGTTGCTTGCTTATTGTATTAAGCATAATCATTGGTCTGTGTTTGAACAGTCTTCTATGACTCTTGAGATTGAAACGAATCGTGGTATCGCGGCTCAAATTTTACGACACCGTTCGTTTACATTTCAAGAGTTTTCGCAACGGTATGCAGACACCAATCTATTGAGTTCTGATATTCCTTTGCCAGAACTGCGTAGGCAGGACACTACGAACCGCCAGAACTCGATTGATGACTTGGACGAGGAAAGGGTCTTCGTGATGAATAAGATGATTCAAGACCTGTTTCGTGACTCTCAGGAGGTCTATAACTATCTTCTAGGTCAGGGTGTTGCTAAGGAATGTGCTCGTTTTGTACTTCCTCTTGCAACTCCTACTCGTATTTACATGACTGGTTCTTGCCGTAGTTGGATTCACTATATCAATCTTCGTTCTGCACACGGAACTCAAAAGGAACATATGGACATTGCCCTTGCTTGTAGAGAAGTTTTTAAAGAACAATTCCCATCGGTTTCAGAAGCTCTTGAATGGTGATATATAAAATGCCGCAATAAAAATAATATGTATTATCAAACTAAAGCCATCTCAAAAGATGAAACTTGGACTACATGTACAATAGTAGATACAACTGAAGACAATTATATTGTAGAATATAATGAAGATGGAAACTTCTTGACAAAAGAAATTAAACCAGAAGAACTTCAAAAATTAGATTATTCCGAACTTGAAATCAGTCAATAAAATGCCAGTTTCTATAATATCCGCATGTAAAAATAGAAAAAAACCTTTAGCCATATCTATGGCTTCATGGATGCAATTTGATGAGGTTGATGAGATAATAGTAACCAATTGGAATTCTGATGAACCTATAGATCATTTAACTATACTAAGTAAAAAAGTAAAGATAATTAATGTAAAAAATGAACCATATTTTAATCAACCTCAACCATTAAACTTAGCCGCATCTTTAGTTAAAAGTGACTATATTTTGAAATTGGATTGCGATCATGTACTAAATCCATATTTCAACTTTTTTGATTTTCATGATATTAAAGAAAATTCTTTTATATCTGGATCAAATAAGTTATTGGAAGGAATGGATTTTCATTTTTTACATCCCCTTTGGGGACTATTATATGTAAAGACCGAAGTTTTTAAAAAAGTCGGTGGATATAATGAAAATATGGGTAAGTACTATGCAGTAGAAGATGATGAATTGGCTGTGAGATTGATATCATATGGTCTTAATCCAATACTAATAGATAGTCAAAAATTATCCGCTTTGCATATTCCACATTCCAATAAAGATAGAGTAAAAAATTTCGAATCATTCGAGAGTATAACTAAAATTTTAAGTGAATTTGGGAAAGATTTTCTAGGAGATGATCTTTATACTTATATGTCAAAATTATGTAAAGATAAAAATCACAATGTTTATCCTATATCTGCTAGAATGATGGAAATACTTGACTTGCAGGAGAAGAACAAATACAGTGAGAAAATAGAAATAGATGTAGATTGGTATTCAGAACCACTCTACAAATGGGATATAACCCAAATAAACGATCAAATATATGAAGCAGTTAAGATATGAGTATTTCTATAATATCTGCATGTAAAAACAGAGGTGAGGCTTTAGCCGTATCCATAAGTTCATGGATACAATTTGATGAGGTCGATGAAGTAATAGTAACAGATTGGAATTCTGATATTCCAGTAAACCACCTAACTCGATTAGATAGTAGAATTAAAATTATTACTGTTCCAAGGGAACCATATTTTAATCAACCTCAACCATTAAACTTAGCCGCATCTTTAGTTAAAAGTGACTATATTTTGAAATTGGATTCAGATACAGTTATGAATCCATATTTCAACTTTTTTGATCATCATACTATTGATAATCAATCATTTTTAACTGGTACTGATGAATCATGGCACTTCACTAATTTAAAAGCTGATCCTAAACATGTTTACCAGAACTATAAGTATCTCAAACCTCTTTGGGGTACTTTATACATAACAAGAGAAAATTATTTCAAAATTGGTGGATATAATGAAAACATGAATAAATTTGCAGCTTGGGAAGATACTGAAATATATGAAAGGTTATTGCTTTTAGGTTTGAATCATGTGAATATTAAATTCAATGAAAAAACCCTTTTTTCATTACCACACTTAACTAAAAAAAGAGTGGAAGAGTTCCAAGCTTATAATGAAAACAAATATTTGGAAGTAACAATTAGAGATCACATTAAAAAATATAATAATGTTGATGATGACAATGTTGTACATAAACTAATTCTAGAAAAACATAATAGATTTAATTATAAAAAATTTAAACTAAAAGAAGATAGTAGTTATTATGTAAAACCCGTGGTAGAATGGGATATCCAACAAGTTTCTTCCCAACGTTATATTGCTAAAAAAATACACAATAAATAAATTATACTTGAATTTTATTAATTAAA